CAGATGTAACGGTTATTGTGCCATCTATTATATCAGAAATAGAGGCTGTTGCTGCTCCTATTGCCTGAGCTAGTGATGCTGAAGTTGTTATAAATGACCCTGATATATCACTTGCTATTTGAATAGAAGAAGATATTAACGTAGGTTTATTATCAACATTTTCAAAAGTCACATATGATGAACTTTCTGCTGTTGCAGTAGTTAATGTAACTTGAAAAGTTGAACTATCTTCTTTAGTAAATGTGATAGTGCTACCAGCTGCAGAAGCTGTTGTAATAGTAGAATCTAATCTATTAGCTAATGATTCAGAAACTGAAGTGAAAGAACCAGATATATCACTACCTATTTGAATAGATGATGAAAGTATACCATCCGGTAAAGTAGAAGCATCACCTTCTACTAATACGCTCAACCATTTTGATGATGTATATATTAGTACGTCTGCTCTATCGGAATTATAAATTAGGTCTCCAGCCTGTGGAGTAAGTGAGCCAGTTTCGGCGTTTGTAAATGCATCAAGTCTTAAAACACTGTCTTTGATTACGACTGCATTTGATGCACTTAAAATAATATTATTGGGAGATATTAATGTAGGGGTACCGACACCGTTAGAGGAACGGAACGCTGAGGCTGTTACAGCATTTGCTACATTAAGAGAATTGAGAGCGGCGTCACTACCACTAACAATGAGTTTTTTCCAGTTCGGCATGTCTTTTTTACTACGGTTGGTTACAGGTTTGCCTGCCCACTTCCCTTACGGGCCAATAATAATCTATTATAAATAGTGAAAGGGCGTAAAGCCCTTCCTTATGTTTGTTGTAAATTTTTAAGTTTTTCTGTTAGTTTTACCCAAGTGGTGTAAAACATTTCAAACTCAAGACCTTTATATGTGGCATCTTGAAGTTTTTTAAGTATAAACTCAATTTCTTTTTTAGTCAAATCTGATTTAGTGATGATGTCTTGTGTAATTTTTGCTCTTGCATCTTCACCAACTATAACTTTACCTTGTGGTTTAATTGGCATAACTAATTTTTACTTTAAGTGTAAATCCAAATATCGTCTGAACCGTCTATTTTAATATTACCTCTTTTTTGGTATTCTGCAGAATCTGAATGGTTACCGTTATCTAAGTCAATAACTGCTGCTGCATATGCTGTAGTATTGGCTGTAGTATCTGCAGTATCAACAGAAGCGTTGAATCCCCATCTTTGTATACCAGCATCTGCTTCATAAATAAATGCATGACCTGCTCCAGTACCTTCGTCTATTATAAGACCACCTTCATCTGGATTAGCTGAACCAGAGTTTAAAAGAATAAATTTATCTTTTATTTCTGTATTAGTGGTGTTAAGAGTAGTTAGCGTACCATTAACTGTCAAGTCACCATCTACTGTAGTATCACCGGTAACTGTTAAACCTGCAAATGTTGGTGAATCTGTTGCACCTAATTCTTTAATTGTAACAGCTGATCCACTTTGACCATTTATTACTTGAACAACTTGACCTTGTGTGCTTGTTGTACCAACAGAAGATGCAGAAACAAATGTAGCATCTAGGTTGTAAGTAACAGTGTTGTTGGTAACGGTGGCAGAAATATTTGTACCTCCAGCAAAGGTTAAGTCATCAGATAATAATGATACTGTATCAGCTCCTGTTGAACCAGAAATTCTTAAGTCAGTTACAAGACCTGTTAAATTAGATCCATCACCTTCGAATGAACCTGAAAATGAACCACTGTGTACTAAGTTGGTAGCATTAGTTGTTGCTACAATATTACCTGTACCGTTTATAGGGGTGGTGGTTAAATTACCATCTGCTCCGGTTACAACACCGGACGATAAAGAATCAACATCTAAATTAGCTAGATGTGCTGATGACCCTGATACTATTATCTTTTTCCAAACTGCCATGTTACTATACTATTATATTTAATAAATATGTTGTTTTCACTGATTAACTCCTAGGTAAAGACTATAATCACTACCGTAGTAAATACCACCTTCAATAGGTGTTGGTGCTGCACTTTGTGAAAAAAGCTGCATTATACCTTCTTCATTAACTTTTATCTTTTCTTCACCGTTAACATCTATTTGAAAATACCTAGTAGCACCATTAAAATTAAGATGTAAAGAACCTGTTATTTGTAAATCCGTTTCTTGAAGCTGTACTACACCGTTTGAAGCAGAAATAAGACCATCAATGTTAAATAAATCATCTATTTGAGCTGAAGAAGATACGATACCGGATGGTATTTCAAGTATTTCTTGCCATCTTGATGCTGTAATAAATCCTAAATCCCAAATTTGTGTGGAACTAGATACTATTCCTTGAATACTGGAAGATAAAAATCCTAAATCAGAAATTTGAGCCGAACCACTAACTAAAGGTTTACCTTCTAATGTATCTAACCTAGTTGCATGAAGTGAAGCAGTAGTAGTTAGTAAAGAAGAAGTAAATTCTAGGTTAGCCGTGTCTGTTACTACTGAACCTGTATATATATTTAATGCAGAAACTGTATCGTCAAGACCTGAAATTGAAGTTTTAGCCGATGCTGACCAATCATTCATTGAAGAAGTCCAAAGAAGTATTTCTCCAAACTGTACTTGATCAGCTCCTTGTCCTGCCTCTAGTGTTGTGATACGGTAAGCCATATCACTACCGTTGAGAAACACACTCGAACCACTTATTCTTAGAGAACCGGTAATGTTTATTGCATTTAAACTAGGAGTTATTCTTGATAACTCAGTACCGTTATCTCTAAATATTAACGAGCCGGAAAGTATACTATTAAGGTTGGCCATTTATTAGATATCGTTTATATTACCTGTGGTTTCTGATGTAACTTTAATAGCTGCTTTAGAAAACACCTTCTTACTATTAAATATTTGTGCATTCACAACGTCAGTAACTATATGACCAAGTAAATTAATGGTAAATTCTGTTTTTACCATACGGTCATTACCTTGTACTATTTCAGTTGACGTAGAATAGTTATTAATCATTGCTCTAAATCTGTATCTAGATGGGTCTCCCCAATATGAATCTGATGCAAAGTTAACTCCCTCTATAATTTTGTTGTTCTGTTCTATATAATCGGTAAAAATTATACAAGAGTATGTAATATTAACATAATCTGGTATAGCCACTGCGTAATACTCTTTTACCGGGACTCTATTGTTTAGGATACTAAAGCGGTCGTATATATTTTTTTGAGAAAATTTCTTTTCGAAAACCCCATAGTTAGTAGGGGAGTTACCATCCAACTTATTTCCTAAATTTCTATTCTTTTCAATGTTATCTCTTCTAAATACAATTAACGGTGCCTGCATTTTGCCGTTCTTATCACGGTAGTAACCATCTTTTTGCATAGAAGCCCATCGTTCTGGTGAGCCGTACACTAATGGTACGTTAATCATTTTACCATTTTGACTAACTTGCGGTCTCAACACCTCGTTAAAGTAGTAGTAAATAGCTTCATCTATGTCTTTAATACCTATAGTGAGGTTTTGAACTTCATCAGTTGCTCTACTAACTTGATAAGCTCTATTTGTACTATCCACTAACGGAGATACCTGTGCAGAAACACCAGATTCTGGGTTAGTATATGTGTTAATACTATCCTGACGTATTTGAGTCTGTGTTTTAGGTAAGTTGACGTTATCTGCCATACTTTCTAGTTACGTGTTTTCTAAATTCTCTTTTAAATGCAGCAAAGATATCAAACAATTTGTCTAATTTCTGATCATCAGGATATTTTTTTAGTACACCCTTGTATTGGTTGTAAGCTTTTTCTATAGATCTATCGACTCCTATCAGTGGAGTATACTCTACATCCCAAGATATTTGTCCTGTCACAGGATCTACACCTGTTTCTTTGGTTTTAAACTCAGGAGCATCTTGTTTCCACTCTTGTTCTAGTATATCTTTTATTTTCATCTTACTAAACTTAATCCAACCTTATCGGCTCTTGTTAAATGACAGTCAACTATAATAGATAATGATGATCCATAACTTTCTGCATAGGAGGCAAGGTTATAACTCTTGTCTCTACCTAAGAATAACTGGTTCTCCCTAACAGTATCCACTTCGTAATAGTCATTATGCCACTCTACTATATCTCCCACCTCAGGTACTACGGATACATCAACTAAATCCTGTCTAATGAAGGCAAATGATGCTTGTCTACCTAAATCTGGTCCAAATTCTTGTATATCTATTACTTGATCACCTCTAGTTATAAGACAATTTAGTTTTACAGCATTCCAAAATGACTTTTGCAATGATTCCCCGTATAAATTAACGTCTGTGTCTTCTAAACTGAGTTTATGGTATAGTATCTCCTGTTCTACTATATCTTTTAGTAGTTCTCGGTTAATACTAACCAGTAAATCAAAGTCTCTATTAGATCCAAATAGCATTCCTTACCCTTTCTTAATTATTGACTTATTTGCAACGTTAAACACGTTAATTGCTTGGTATTTAGTGATTGCATTCTTTTTTAAAGCTTCAAAAGCTTCGATTCCATTCTTTTGACTGATTAACTTTATTTTTAACACCACTAAATGACGTGCTACATCATGACTTG